CCTGAGTCTTTCTTGAAAGATATAAACGAAATACTAGGTATAGATCCTAAATGGAAATGGACTTGGCACGATAAATTAATTTTAGAATTACCAAATAAAACAAAAGTTTTTTTTACTCATCATTTTAAATCAAATGTTTTATCAAGTGCAAAAGAATTAGGTTGTTCGCTTGTCGTTGGTCATCAACATACTAAGTCTGAGTATTCCCTGTGGAGCTCACCCACATCTTTAAACTTCGCTCTGTGTGTTGGATCAAGCATTGAGCCTAGACATGAAGCATTTAAATATGGAAAGAACTTTATAAAAAGACCAATAATATCATGTGCAAGTATTGTGGACTCAGTACCACAAATACACCCAATGTTTTTAGATAAAGATGGAAAGTGGACAGGTCAAGTATGACAGATAGATGGACTAAAAGAGACAATGTAAACGATAAAATAAATCCTGACTATTATATCGGTACAAAGATACAAGTTTCAGATTTTATACAGGAATTTAATTTAGATTATTTTTCTGGGAATATTGTGAAATATGTTGTGAGGCAAAAATTCAAGAATGGTCTTGAAGATTTAGAAAAAGCAAAATGGTATTTGGAGAAACTAATAGAATGTACGAAGAAGTAAAAAAACAAATCATAAAACACGAAGGCAAAAGAAACCAAATTTATCTCGATCATCTTGGCAATAAAAGCTGGGGTATAGGACATTTGGTGTTGCCCTCAGACAACTTACAAGAAGGAGTAGAATATAGTGATGATACAATTATGGAATACTTTGAAAGAGACTTTCAACAAGCTCTATCAGATGCAAGATCGTTTATCGAAGAAGAATCTATTGATCCTGATGCTTTCGATTGCATTATTAATTTGTCTTTTAACTTAGGCATAAACAGACTTAACACCTTTGTTAAATTAAAACAGGCTTTAGAAGAGAATGATTATGTCACAGCAAGTTTTGAAATTTTAGATTCAAAATATGCAACACAAGTTCCAAACAGAGCAAACGAATTAGCAGAAAGGTTAAGAGATGTTTAACTTACTTGGTGCAGTAGCTCCTATGATTAAAACTTTATTCTCAACAATAGATAAAACTATTGATAATAAAGCAGAGGCAGAAAAGCTCAAACAATCAATACAACAACAATTACTTTCAGGTCAATTAAAAGAACTTGAAGCACAAGCAAAAATAATAACAGCAGAAGCTCAAGGTGGTTGGTTACAAAGAAACTGGCGACCAATACTAATGCTTGTTTTTGCTGGTCTTGTTGTAGCTCATTGGTTTGGTTTAACCGCTCCTAACATACCTGAGAGCGTACAAAACAGTTTATTGAATATCGTACTAGTTGGAATTTCTGGTTATGTGGTTGGAAGATCAGCAGAGAAAGTTATGGACAAATATAAAAAATGAGTACCATTAAAGAAGTAGAGTCACAGCTTAGAAAAGCAAAAAAAGAATTACGAGAAATAAAAAAACAGCTAGAAGAACTTACACATAGAGAAAAGTTCTATCAAGATAGATTAGAAATAGCACATGAGAAGAACGCTATATTAAGAGAAGAAAAGCGTAACATCACAGTTGATGATGTTATTGCATTTCAAAAAGCAAAAGCAGACTACGCATCTTCTCAAGATCAATCAATAGCAAAACAACTAGAAAAACAAGAACAAGTAGAGTTTGACTCCAAAGGTATTGTAAATGAAAAAAGAACATAAAAACCCTAGTGGTGGTTTATCTGCAAAAGGTAGAGCATATTTTAAAAAAAAAGAAGGCCTGAACTTAAAACCACCTGTGAAATCAGGTGACAATCCAAGACGAGCAAGTTTTCTGGCAAGAATGGGTAATGCAAAAGGTCCTGAATATAAAGATGGTAAGCCCACAAGATTATTACTTAGTCTAAGAAAATGGGGAGCATCATCTAAATCTGATGCCAAACGCAAAGCAAAAGCTATATCTGAAAGAAACAAAAAGAAAAAGAAATCTTGAGATCAATAAAAGAAGATATCAGTCTATGGTCAAAGACTGTTATTGAAAAACCAAACAAGCATCTTGGTAACTTTGCTGCATGTCCATACGCCAAGTCATGTCGTGAAAAAAAACAATTTAAAATAGAAGAAGTACACGAAGCCAAACAATTACTACCAACTGTAGTAGATTGGGCCAACAAATTAAAAAGAACTAAATATAGAATAGCTATTATAGGTTGTTCTGATTTATCGATAACAGCAACTCAATTAGATTCAAGTATTGAAGCCTTAAACTTTGTCTATATGCCAAAAGATGTTTACTTAATGGCATCACACCCTGAGACTGGTGATGATAATATAGATTTTCTTTACGATCATGGCTTCAATACCGAAAATACTTTTTCAATGATCTTAATACAAAGATATCAAGACCTTGAAGAAGCCTCCCAAAAACTAAAAAAAGTAGGTTATTACAAATATTGGGAAGCAGACTACTACAACGAAACAGTCGGACATCGACATCAACTTAAGGAAAGGATCAATTTAATGCGTGGAATGAAAAAGACAGCAAAGAAAAAGAATGGAAAATTAAATCCAGCTTTGCAAAACATTAACAAAAAGAAAAAAAAGAAGAAGAAGTAATGCCTAGAAAACTATCTAAAAAACAGATGAAGATTGCTAGACTGGCAGGAAATCCAAAAAAAATTGATGCTGCTGACTTCAAAAAACTTAATAAAAAGAAGAAGAAAAAATAATGGCATCAAAAAATGTACCCACAAATAAGGCTTTGTATGCAAGAGTAAAAGCAGAGGCTAAAAGAAAATTTAAGGTTTACCCATCTGCTTATGCAAACGCTTGGCTCGTAAAAACTTACAAAAAACGAGGTGGGGGATATACAACTAAAAAGGCATGAGTAGAGCTAGTGGAGGTCTTACTAAATGGTTTGCCCAAGACTGGGTAGATATAGGATCAAAAAAAAAAGATGGCAGTTATGCCAAATGTGGTCGTAAGTCAGCTAAAAATAGTAAGAGGAAATATCCAAAATGTGTTCCAAAATCAAAAGCAAACAGAATGACAGAGAGTCAGAGAAAGTCTGCTGTGAGAAGGAAACGATCAAAGAAACAAGGCGTGGGCGGAAAACCAACAAATGTCAAAACCTTCGCTTAGTTATTGTTAAATGGATAGATAGTGGTCTATGTGATCCTTCGTGGATTGAAGCTAGTAGCTATGAAAAAAAATCTATGCCAATCTGCTATACTGTGGGTTGGCTATATAAAAAGACAAAGGATAAAACTATTTTGTTCTCAAGTTATTCTTTAGATGATGGTAGTTATAAAGATGGCAACGAGGGTACGATACAGATAATATACAATAAATGTATTTTAGAAGTTAAGGAGTGCCAGATAGACACCCCTTAATTTATCCAATTTTGTCCAATTTAGTTTTCCTGACTACTACAGACAATTCTTACTTTTTAACGATTTGTCAAACTCCTTCCATTGTTTTCCATATTAGAACATAATCGACACATATATGCAATACCTAAATTAAGATTGATAATCATAGGTTTTTAAAATTTTGTCCAATTTTGTGCTAAAAGTTTCTACAGTTATAATTATACTACCGCCATTATGACAACGAATACACTTATAGGTATTCTGTCTTGTTTGCATCATCATATGTCTAGTGTATTTACGATGACAAACACAACAAAATTCCTTCTTATTTTCCATCTGTTTCAGAAAGATATTTAAGGTATTCAAGATCCTCGTCTAAATCTTTAAGCAACAAATAGTAATTTTTAATATACCAAGCTGTATCAGAAACACCATTATGCAAATTATTGTCTGGTATTAAAACACCATCTTTCATAAATTTTAAATGTTTAAAATTTTTGTTTATAGCTTTACGATCTGCCCTTGCTATAGCCTTTAGGTCTAGTTCTTTAAATTCCATAACAAATAATTCCTAATTAATTTTATTAATAAGTTTTGCTAATTTATCTTGCCCTGTCTCTGTATAACCAAGAGCTGATCTCTCATCAGACCACCCATTAAAAGCCATTAATTCTTGTAATGACGCTCCATTATCAGATAGCATTGATGTAATCGTATGCCTTAGAGCGTGTCTCTTTTTTCTTTTATGATGCTCTATACCAGCAAATTCTTGCATAGCGTTCCACCTTTTTATAATACC